TTTTTTTTTAGCAAGAATAAAAACAAGAGTTATGAAAAAAATATCTGTATTCAAATCACTTTTTAAGTCAAAAGAGACACCATTCAATTTAAATCCAGCTGAGGTAGTTGCAAGAATAAGGTTAGGAACTCCAGAACTTATTGAAAAAATCAATCTAATTAGGTCAGTAGATAAGAAAGACCCAAGATATTCAGCATCAAAAAAAGAACTAAATGCAATTATGTTTAATGGTACATTCTCTGAAAGAACTGCCAAAGGATTGATTGATCACTCAGGTCTTTGTGTCTTAGATTTTGATGGATATCCTTCTACTGAGGTAATGAAAACTGAAAGAGAAAGATTGATTAATGACCCCTATGTAGTGATAGTATTTACTTCTCCTGGTGGCAATGGACTAAAAGCTGTCATAAGAATACCTGAGTCAACTGCTGTAGAACATAAGAGAAGGTTTCTTGCTTACTCTGAATACTTTAAGTCTGACTATTTTGACTCAAAGAATCAAGATGTTAGTCGAGTATGCTTTGAATCTTATGATCCTGAGGTTTATTTTAATGAGTTTTGTTTAGTATTTGAAGGAATTACACAAGATAAAGGCTTTGAATATATTGAGAAGCCTCCAGTGTGCATACTGCAAGATGAGAATAAGAAGCTAGAATTGATTGAAAAGTTTAAATTCAAGACTTCATTCTCAGATGGTAGTAGAAATTTCTTTATTTTTGAACTAGCATGCTGTCTATGTGACTATGGTATTAATCAAGATGTGGCTGAGCAATATCTGTACAATAAGTACACTACAAATGAAGACTTCACCCATTCTGAAATGCTATCAGCTATCAAGTCAGCTTATAAAAAGAGCAACTTTAACAGCAAGTACTTTGAGGATAGATTAACAATTGACAGAATCAAGCTAAAAGTTAAAAATGGAGTAGATGATGAGCAAATAAAGAAGGATCACAACATCACTACAGATGTTCTAACTGATATTAAAGAGGATAGTGGTAGTGATGACATCTTTTGGACTGTATCTAAAAAAGAGATAGTAACAATTGAGCCTTTAAAATATAGTAATTTCTTAGTAAAAAATGGATTTAACAAGTTTTATCCTGAGAATGCTGAGAAACCTACATTTGTAAGAGTCATTGAGAATAAAGTTAGGTTGTCTTCTGTAGATCAAATCAAAGACTTTGTGCTTACCTACTTAATTAAGAAGGGACAAATTAATATTTGGAATCATTGCTCTAGGTCACCTTATTTATTCTCTGAGAATCATCTTAACATGATTGACTCAGTTAGTCTTAAGATGTTGCAAGATGGTCATGACTGCTCATACCTACCATTTCTAAATGGTGTTGTTAAAGTTACTAAGGATGAGTCTAAGATGTTAAGCTACATTGATGTTGAAGGCTATATTTGGGAGAATCAAATTATAAATAGAGAATTTCACCTAGTCAATGACTTTAATAATGACTTCTTTGACTTAGTACAAAAAGTATCTAATGAAGAAACTAAGAGAATAGATGCATTACAGTCAACATTAGGGTATCTAATTCATGGATATAAGGATAGGACAAATCAAAAGGCAATTATCTTTAATGACCAAGAAATTGATGAGAATCCTAATGGAGGTAGTGGTAAGTCTTTAATGTTGACAGCTTTAAATCACATTAGAAAGACAGTCAAGATAGATGGTAAGCTCTACAATCCTACTAAGTCAGATTTTTTATATCAAAGAGTCAATTTAGATACTCAGATTCTAGCATTTGATGACGTTGTTAAGAACTTTAATTTTGAGCAATTATTCATGATAGTATCTGAAGGAATCACTGTCAATCGCAAAAATAAAGATGAGGTGTTTATCCCATTTGAAAGGTCACCTAAGATAGTTATAACTACTAACTATGTTATTCAGGGTGCTGGAGGTAGTCATGATAGAAGAAGACATGAAATAGAGTTCTTTCAGTATTTTAACTCTACTAACTCCCCCCTTAAGCATTATGGCAAGCTATTATTTGACCAATGGAGCACAGATGACTGGCTAAGATTTGATAATTACATGATAAAGAATCTACAGCTATACTTAAGAGAAGGATTGACTAAGTCAATAGGTATTAATGCTGATGCAAAGAGATTTATTCAAGCTACTAGTAAAGACTTTTATGACTTCATTAGTGAGAATGTACTTGTTAAAGATGTAATCTATTATAACAGCGAATTATTGAGCTCATTTGAGGTAGATTATAACTATAAAGACATGACTCCACAGCGTTTCTCTAAATGGCTACTTGAGTATGCTAAGCATAAAGGCTATAAAATAACAAAAGATAAAAATCACAAAGGTAGATATATAATTTTTTCAGAACTATGATAATAAATTACAATCAAGAAGAACAATGGAGGTCTAAGAGACTTCAAAATGTTAAAAATAAAATAGAAAGCTATTGCTTTGATGAAGAAATCTTTAGCATAACTGACCACAAAGGCACACTAGAGGTAGACTGGATGACTCCTAATCCACATAAATTATTTATAAATTTAATAAAAGAATTTTGGGAGCTTGAAAATGAACATCTAGTTGAAAACTATTACAAATCCAAAGCAATATGACCAAAGAAAATAAAGCAAAACTCAAAGCATTAGAGCTTGAGATATCAATGGCTAAGTATCCTAGCATGAATCCTAAGTACATTGGACTAACAGAGTGGACTGACAACTCAGCAAACAGTCTGACTAAGTCTATAATATTCTACATCAATGCTACTGGTAATCAAGCTGAGAGGATAGGTAATCAAGGACAATACAGAGAGGGTAACAAGATTCAAGTTGGCACTGGAGAGATAGCCTATACAAAACAGTTACCAGGTAAGTGGACACCAGGGCAAGGCACTAAGGGAACAGCTGACATTTCAGCTACTATCAATGGTAGGTCAGTCAAGATTGAAGTGAAGTATAAAAAAGATAGGCAGTCAGATGTACAGAAACAGTATCAAGAAAAGATAGAGAGTGCAAAAGGTATCTACTACATTGCTAGAGATTTTGACACATTTGTTGAATGGTATGATAAAATAAATCAATAAAATAGTTGCACAACTAAAAATTATTATTACATTTGTAAACAATTAAATAAATATATATGCAAACAGAAGTAACCAAAGTGCCATTGTGGACTAAGATTCACAAGGCAAAGATGAGCATTGGAAAGGTTGTTAAGAACAGCACCAATCCTCACTTTAAAAAGAGCTATGCTGACATCAACGCATTGCTAGAAACAGTTGAGCCTATCCTTCACGAGAATGGACTGCTCCTATTACAACCTATCCATGACAAAGTTCTGAGCACTCAGATAATTGACATTGAGACTGGTGAAATGATAGAGAGCTGGTTAACACTACCTGATAACATTGATCCACAAAAAATGATAGGAGCTACTACTTACTACAGAAGAGCGACACTACAATCACTCTTGAGCCTTCAAGCTGTAGATGATGATGGTAATAGTGCCAGTGCATCAGCTAAGCCATCACTTACAGATGACAGATTCAAGGAAGCTCTTAAGTCAATTGAGTCAGGAAAGTACACAGCAGAGAAATTGAAAGCAGATTTTACATTAACCAAACAACAATTACAAGCACTATGAAATGGCATCCATCATCACTAGGTAAGCTCATGACTGAGTCTCGCACAAAGTCAGAAGTATTAAGTCAGACTACTAAGTCTTACATCGCTAGCAAGGCAAAAGAAGACTTTTTTGGCTACAACTCTTTTATCTCTACAAAGGCAATGCAGAAAGGCACTGACTGGGAGCATGAGTCTATTGAGCTAGTTAATCAGGTGAGAGACACATTCTACATCAAGAATAGAGAGACTATAGAGAATGACTGTCTGATAGGTACACCTGACATCATCTTAGACAATTCAATAATTGACATCAAGACATCATGGTCACTAGAGACGTTCCCAGCTATCTCAGTAGAAGGAATTAATAAAGATTATGAATGGCAATTGAGAGGATACATGATGCTATGTGATAAGGCATCAGCTGAATTAATCTACTGTATGATTGATACAGATGACTTTCTACTTTCTGATTGGGATAATAAATCTATCCACAAGGTAGCTCACATTGACCCTAAGAAACGAATAACAGTATTACAGTATGAACGTAACACTTCTACAGAATCAGCCATTAGAGAGCGTCTTTTAGCTTGTACTGAGTATTACAATGAATATTTTGTGGAATTAAACTGTAAATAATGGAAAAATCCTATTTCATTATTGAGTCAAGCCTAGAAAATCTCAAGTATGCTCGCTACTCAGCTAAGACATTCAACAAGTCAGGTCATGATTATTGTATCTTAGTCACAGATAACATTGATCAACTAGATGTTAGGAAGGTAAGTAAAGAAGAATTTAACAATTTAAACAATAAAAAATGATTGAACTAAACAAAACGTACAAGAACCTAACTAGAGACCAGTTAGTGATGCCAATCTCAGATAAGGCTGGCATGGTGGTTTATCAAGTAACTAAGCCTACTACAGACAACCCAATGACTGAATTCAAGTGCACAACTGCACGATTTTTAAACCTATATAAATTAACAAAATGACAGAAAAAGAATTTTACCAACAAGCAATGATTGCAGCAATGCAAGGTTTGTTATCTGCAATCGGAAATGGCTATGAAGCTGAGTACGTACATCCTCATTCAACTGTAGCTCTTATGGCTGATGAGTATGCAAAAGCTCTAACAATAAGAGCAGAGATTGAAGTACAGAAAATGAGACTTGAGGTCCCATTCCCTGAGAAAGTAGTATAAACAAGTAAAACAAATAATATGACACACACAACAACTGGAGCAATCATTAACAAGTTGCCAGCAAAGCAAGTATCTGAGAAGTTCAGAGTGCAAGAATTTATCCTCAAAGTAGGTAATCCTGATGACAAGTATCCGCAAGAGGTGAAATTTCAACTAGTGAATGACAACATTGACTTACTAGACTTTATCCAGGTGAATGAACAAGTTGAGGTGACATTCGAGCTGAGAGGTCGAGAATACAATGGCACTCACTATGTGAGCTTGAATGCTCTAAAAGTAATCTCTAAGCTATTCTAATGAGATTAGTTAAGTATATTATAGTAGTGCTATGCCTAATGGCTACATTTGGCTTATTTTTTTATGGCATGCACTACTTCCTCGGCAAGAGAGGACTCACAATCGTTTCAATAATAATTTTAATTTACTTTATCTATGGATTTATCAAAGATTTATACTATCACTATCTTAACAGATAAAGACTTCTCCATCAAGCAATGGATGATAGAACAGACTAACCTGAGAATGACTAACAGATACAAGCAGATTCACATAGCTGAGGACATTGGAGTTAATGGCTCACAATTGTCTAGGTTTCTGACTGGCAATACAGTAAAAGACTCATTTTATGAAAAATGGTTTAAATGGTACATTCAAAATTAGTATATTCGCAACATGACAGCATTTTTTACTTCATTGGTAGTCTCCTGGTGGTTTGTTAACTTCGAGCCCATTCAGAAATACATTGACAGATTCATTTTACCTGACTGGCTACACACTGCTTTAGGATGCTGGAAGTGTATGTCATTTTGGACAGCACTAATCTACTCACAATCATTCACTGTAGCATGTGCTACTTCACTTACAGCAGTATGCTTACAGAAACTGATATACAACTCGTAGAATCTATCATCAATCTACCTGAGAATGAGACTATGACAAAGAGGTCACTATCACAGCTCAAGATGGTTAAAGTAGCTTACACTGGCATTGTTGACAAGGAATGCTTTTGCTCTACAGTGAGACGCAAAGTGTGGTATAAGGACTTTTTATCGTGGTATGAAAAGAATGCTTGACCAATACTTGACTAACAACTACCTTGAGGTGCTTAAATATACCAAGCACTTTATCCAGCGACTCAAAATTCCTAGCTCTATAGAAGCTGATGCTGTCATAAACAATGCCTACCTTCACTGTGCTAAGCTACAGATAGAAAATATCACAGAAGATAAGGCTAAGAGCTATCTACTCAACACTATCAAGTACGAGCTTATTTGGACGCAAGGCTCAAGAACAAAAAAAGATGACATTTACAGATCACATGAGTACCTTGAGGACTCACTGGATGATGCTAGCGACATTGAGCACAAGGTTAATTTAGAGGATAGCTATAACTTCAAGAAGGCAATGGTGGAGATATATCGCAACTCTTTGGATGATAGGATAAAAAAGATTATCTTTGAAGCATACTATGACAAAGGTCACTCTACTCAGACAGCTCTTGCTAAGTACTTTGACATTAACAGCACATCAGCATTCTTTCTAATCAAAGAAATAAAACAAAATATTAAATTGATACAATATAGGTATAAAGACTAAAATTATGGAATACACAATTAAACCCGAATTCGTAGGTAAAACTGTTAAAATCTATGACAGATTTCAAGGCACTAAGACTATCGTAGTCAACAACCTTGACCTAAGCAAAGTGAAATACTATCAGACAATTGGACTTAAGCACATCTTTGAAGAGGTAGTGACTGCAACAGCTCCTGAGCCTACTGTAATTGAATACACAGCAGTTGAGGATGTGCCAGTTAAAAAGAAACGTACAAAGAAGGTTACTCAAGACAATGCCGAAGCATAAGTACATAGCTACTCCTGAGGCAATGTGGGACTTATTTGTATCTTATAGAGATTGGTGCAAAGCTAATCCTAGATATCAATACTCACTCTCTAATAAGACTGGCGAGGCAACTGCTATCCCATTAGAGAGACCATTGACTCAAGTAGGTTTCAGAAGTTATGCAGCAGATAATGGATGTACAGTACATCAATATTTTGCTAATGTGGATGAGAGATATATTGAATATGTGACAATCTGTACACGCATAGAGGAAGCCATCCGACATGATCAGATTGAAGGTGGCATGGTTGGACAATACAATCCATCCATAACTCAAAGATTAAACAACCTGACTGAGCGAGTTGACACTACCACAAAAGGTGAAGCTATCTCAGAGATAAAGGTTAATATTATTACTTCTAATAAAGAGTAATATATCTTAATAATAAATAATACAAGTACTACTACTAAGTGGTATGATTTGTCTATGGAGCTAAATTCAACTGTAATCTTTCAAAAGAATCACGAGGCACTAAATGACTCAAGTCACAGATTCATTATCAATGAGGGTGGATCAAGGTCAAGTAAGACCTACTCACTATGCCAGCTGATAATTGTCTACTGCCTACAGAATCCTAACAAGGTAGTCAGTATCATTCGTAAGACGTTCCCAGCATTGAGAGCTACTGTGATGCGTGACTTCTTAGAGATTATGAAGACACTTGAGATTTATGACGTGGCAAGGCACAATAAGTCAGAGCACATCTACACCTTTGGCAATGGGTCTATAGTTGAGTTTTTTTCAGTTGATGACGAACAAAAGATAAGGGGTAGGAAGCGTGACCTTGCATGGTGTAATGAAGCCAATGAGCTCTACTATGATGACTTCACTCAACTCAACATGAGGACAGAAGGAAAGCTAATCTTTGACTACAATCCATCTGAGAGCAACTCGTGGCTGTATGAGTTACCAGCTGAAGAGAGCATCCTAATCAAGTCAACTTACAAAGACAATCCATTCCTACCTGACAGCATCAAGAGACAAATTGAAGACTTGAAGAGGACTGATGAGGCACAATATCAAATCTATGCACTAGGAGAGAAAGCTATCAGCAAAAGCAACATCTACAGCAATTGGTCATTTGTCAAGCATAGACCAGCAAAATTCACGTCCTATGTGTATGGCTTAGACTTTGGATACAATCACCCCACCGCATTGGTCAGAGTATACTGGAGAGACAAGGACATCTACATTGAGCCAGTCATCTATGAAAGCTACTTGACCACTACTGACTTGATAGCAAGAATGGATCAACTCGGCATAGAGAAGAGCATCAACATACTAGCTGACTACTCTCGACCTGAGACCATAGCTGAAATTGACAGAGCTGGCTACTACATTGAGAATGCTAACAAGGTAGTCAAGCAAGGGATAGATAACATAAAGACCTTTGGTATATTTTGTGAAGACCATCCAGCTATTAAGAAGGAGTACGAGAACTATAAGTGGAAAAAAATAGGTGACCAAATCACAGATGAGCCAGTCAAGTTGTGGGACGATGCTATGGATGCCATTAGGTACGCTGCAACCCACATTAAGAAGGAGTACTTTACAGATGACAGCTATCTATCCTTCTAATTGAAATCTTATAAAAATACAATATAGGTATGGCAACAACAATCATAGCACAGCCTCAGGACTTCACTCCAGCTTATAACGAGTGCAAGTTTATCATTGACTCTACTAACAAGAATAAGTCAGGTTTCAGATACATCTTTGAGGTGTTTGACTCAGTGACTAATGGTAGGATAGGATACTACAAGGCACTGCCTACTTATGGCACTGGCTATGGTGAGCAAGACCTGAGCAAGCTACTAAGCAACTCAGTGAGCTTTGACTTCAATCCTTCAATCACTACCTTCTATGATGCTGAGAACAGTTACTTTGGCTATGATGTTAAATTTGGTGAGGAGTACATTTTTGACTTAAGCTACACAGCATCCTTAACTGACAATGCTGGCAACGTACGCATCACAGCAACGCATCCATTTGTTGTAGGTGACCAAATCAACATTGTACAAGGTGTAGGTGGAGCAGTTGCCAATCCTGGTGTTGAGGGACTTCACACAGTTATAGCTATCACTAGCACAACTGACTTCACAATCAATGCACTATGGTCAGGTGTAACAGATGCTACTATCAATGGTGTTGTTGAGTATGCTGATAAGAGAAAGACTATAGACTTAGACATAGAGTCAACACTTGACAAATTTGTCTTCAATGGTGTATACTCATGGTTAGAGTTTCCTTACTGGGATGAGACCGATTATGAGCTTGATGGCATCACTAAGGAATGGCTAACAGACCAACCTCAAGAATTCAGTTGCACACCTGGTCAAGATTTATGGTTAAACATGAGAGGCTTTGGAGTTGCACCAGGTGGTAAGGTATACTTTCAAAATGACAATGGAGATATATTCTCTAAGGTAGTTGCTGGTAGTCAGACAGTCAAAGGTGTGGCAGTTGGTCCTAATAATTATGGCTCATTGACATTAATAAGTGGCACAGCTCCATTGTTAAAAAATGATACTACTAGCTATGAATTTTGGTATGTTGATGGTTCTCCACAGACTCAAAAGTCAGTCAAGTATAAGGTCAATATAGACAGACGTATGCTTATCTCTGAGAGTCACATTGTGTTCTTAGATAGACTAGGCTCATGGAGTAGCTTTGCATTCCAGCTTAAGGCATACGAGAAAGGCAACATCACTAGAGAGACATACAATCAAGATGTACCTGGTGCAGTGATAGGTGGAGAATGGGGATATAAAAGTTATGAACAAGGCACAGTGAATATTAACACTGAGGTCACTAAGCTCTATGACTTATCTACCAATTTTATGACCGAATCTGAGGGAGAATACTTCCAGCAGTTGCTAACATCACCACAGACTTACATTAAGAACGTGCTCTATCACATCACAGAGGATGGTGCTGTACTATTCGATGAGAATGGTTGTGTCATTCACGTACCTGAGAGTACT